TGCCGGTCAAGCAGTCGGCGGCATGGCTGGTGAACAAGTAATGCAACAGTAGAGGTAAGCATGGCAGAACAAGAAACGATCACAGAAGGCAGTCCAGAATACAACAAAGCGATGGCTGACAAGTTCAACAATCGTGAAGTGGCAGAAGTCGATCCGGTTGAAAAACTACCAGTGGAACCAAAACCAGAAGGTGGACATGACAAGTTCTATAACGCTGAGACAGGTCAATACGATTGGCAAAATCACGCAAAAGAACTTGATTATCGTCTCAATGGTAAACCAGAAGAACCAGCGAAAGTTGAGGCTACGGAAGACGCTAAGACTACTGGCGAAACTGAAAGCAACGACGAGGCTGTGGCTGATATCGTTACTACCGCCGGTCTGGACCCTAGCGAACTACAGACACAAATACAGACCAATGGTGATCTGTCAGATGAGGCATACGCCGCACTGGCTAAAGTGGGTCTGCAACGTGAACTTGTTAAGACGTATGTCGATAACATGGTGTACCGGCAAGAGGCCAGCACCAAGGAAGCAATCGATTATGCTGGCGGTGAAGCGGAATGGAATGCGTTGTCGAACTGGGCGAAAGACAACGTCCCAGAAACAGAACTAAATCGCTATAACGAAATGCTCGGATCGTCTGATTGGACGGTCGCAATCGACGCTCTTCGAACCCGCCAACAGCAATCAACAGGTGAACCCTCACTGCTAAACGGTACGGGTATCACCACGTCCAGTTCGTCTGGCTATCGATCCAAAGCCGAAATGAAAGCGGACATGTCGAACCCCGCCTACCAAAGTGACCCAGCGTTTAGACAACAGGTCGCTATGAAAATGCAACGCGCACAGTGGGATTTAGAATAATGCCAAAGAAAAAAGGTCTATATGCCAACATGAATGCCCGAAAGAAGGCAGGAACGTCTCGGCCCAAGTCAAAATCAACTGTGAGTGCTAAATCCTACTCGAATATGAAAAAAGGATTTCCCAAAAAATAAACTTAGGGGGCTTAACGCCCTCTATTTTTTTGCTTTGCGGTCGTGCTTCTGCCGAATGCACTTGCCCCGCTAACGGCAACCAGAGGTTACTTACTGAGACCGGCAAGTCTCCAAGTGACCTAGCCCCACACTGATTACAATTTGACCCGATAAGTCGGACAATCTCTTTGGAAAAGACGAAGGCGAAAAGAACCCTTTTAATCTTATTCAAATGGAGACTGTTATGGCTTTTGGCGATAACTCAAGTCCAGTACGCTTTGGTAAAGGCGCGACGTCTGGTGGATCACTAGACAACCGTAGCCTTTATCTTGATATCTTTGGTGGTGAAGTTCTCACCGCGTTTGATAATGCGACTGTGACCCTCGACAAGCACACCGTGAAATCACTTAATGGTGGTGCTAAGTCGTACCGCTTCCCCAAAACTTGGAAAGCAACCAGTGAATACCATACTCCTGGGCAAGAAATGCTCGGCAATGATTTCACGACAAGCGAACTGACAATCAACGTAGATGACATTCTTGTGTCTCACTATGCGATTGCAGACCTCGACCGTATCCTGTCGCACTTCGACATGCGTTCTATCATCTCTGGTGAGATGGGCCGTGCGCTTGCTAAAGTGTTTGACCAGAACGTGTTCCGTCAAATGATCCTTGCAGCCCGTCAAGCGGCTGTGTCACCATTTCCTGGTGGTTCATCGATTGTTGACACTGGTCTCGCACCTAACGGCTCTGGTGTGTACAACGGTAAGGAGTGGATCGAAGCGATCCGCAACGCCAACATCGTGCTGTTTAACAAAGACGTCCCAGAGGACATGCCGAGATATCTCGCTGTGACCACTGAAGTCTTTGATGCGATCAAGTACGCTCAAGACGCCTCCAATCAGTATCTCGTATTGAACCGCGACTTCGCAGGTCAGCCGAATACCGGTGGTGTTGCTGGACGTGCTGACACGATGGTGATCGACGGTGTGACAATCGTTAAGTCTCGGAACATTCCGACCACTAACGAGACGTCAACTGCGACTGTCTACAGCAAGTATCGGGCAAACTACGCAAACACCGTTGGTGTGATGTGGTGTCCGCAATCTGTTGCGACCGTCAAGCTGCTTGACATCAGCATGGAAACTGAGCGCGACGTGCGTCGTTTGGAAGACTTCATGGTCTCCAAAATGTTCGTCGGTCACGGTACTATGCGTCCAGAAATGGCTATCGAATTTAAGAAAGCCTAACGATCTAAGGGGCATCCACGGGTAATTCTGTGGGTGTCCCTTTTTTTTTGAATTTGGAGAAACCCAATGCTGACAAAGATTGAAGCAGTCAACATCATTCTGAATGTCATTGGTGAAACACCAGTGTCCAGCTTGGCTAGTGGTCTGCCCGACGCTGAAGCCGCCGAACTCAAACTGGACCAGACGGTCAAAGAGGTTCTGGCTAAAGGCTGGCAACAAAACTCAGAACTAGGCATCACGCTTGGTCGAAACAGTGACAACGAGATCATGGTGCCTGATCAGTATTTACGAGTGGATACCGTGGGCGACGATAAGGACGTCAACGTGACGGTCCGCAAACAGGACGGTAAACGCAAACTGTTTGATATCGGTAAGTATGTTTACACCTTCGACCGTGATCTAAAGGTAGACGTATTGATCTCACTAGATTTCGATGCGCTAAACTTTGAGTTACAGAACTACATCGCATTCCGCGCGGCGCGTAAGTTCCAAGAGTCCGCGATGGGCAGCACGTTGCTCGACAGCTTTGCGGCTCGACAAGAGCAAGAAGGATATGCCGCTCTGATGGACATGGAAGCTGAGAATGAAGACAACAACATACTGACTAGCAGTGCGTATATGTCCTACGCGACATACCGCAACTCACCGATATCGGGGAGATAACAATGGGAAAACTAGTCGAACAACAGATCAAAACGCTTTACCAAGGGGTCAGCCGACAACCTGATACCGTCAGGCTCCCAGGACAAGTACAAGAAGCTGACAACGTGTTGGTTTCTGTCGTGCACGGCGGTGTCGAAAGCCGTCCGTCGAGCCGACACATTTCGAACATGGCTAGTATCTCCGCTAGTCACAAACCGGCGATCTACGCATACGCGCGTGACGCTGCCGAACAGTATATGATCGTCGTTAATAACAATACGATCAAAGTGTTTGACCTTGACGGTGTCGAAAAGACGGTTTCGACGCCAAACGGTGTGTCGTACATTACGGGTGCTGACATCGATGATATCTCGTTTGTCACACTGGCAGATTACACCGTGATCGCAAACTCGCAGAAAACCGTGGCGATGACTGCCAGTACCTACACCGACCCTTACAAAGCGTTAATCAACTGTCGGACCACAAACAATGCTACCAGTTATTCGATTAAAATAACGACCGGTGGATCGACCACTACCGTTTGGTCATACAGTGGGAACTCTTTAAGCGGCACAGAGGTCCAATCAAATATCAATTCGAACATCTCGTTGCCCTCTGGGTTCACTAAAACTGAACTCGACCAGACCATATTGATCCAAGGAAACGCAGCGTTTGAGATAGAACACACGGGCAGTGATGCCACATACGGGCCGTGGACGATGACGGAGGTCGTAGGTAAACGCGAGTATCTACCTCTCGACGCACCTACCGGCTACAACATCCGTGTCGGCGCAAATGTCGATGGTGAACAATTTGGCTACTGGGCGCAGTTCACGCCCGACGAAGGGGGCTGGGTCGAGTCCGCTGATCCATACGCAGCTAATGCGTTCGATCTCACTTCGATGCCGCACTTTTTGATCCGCAACGCTAATGGAACCTTTACGTTTAAACAGGGTGCCTACGCAGATCGAATCGCTGGTGACACAACGACCGCACCTGATCCCGATTTTGTAGGCTCTCAGATTACGGCTCTGGTCTACCATCGTAATCGGTTAGGTGTCGTTGCCGGTGAGAACATTTTCTTCTCGCAAGCGGGACACTACTTTACGTTTTGGGCTGACTTTTCGACACAATCGTTAGACAGCGATGGGTTTGGACTTACGGTGTCATCTGACACAGTAAACAAACTGCAACACGCAACGGCATTTCGTCGGTCACTCTTTCTGACAAGCGACAAAGCCCAGTTTGAAGTCTTTGGGTCTGACAAACTGTCACCATCGACTGCCAGTGTAGATCGCTCAACGACCTATCTGACTGAAACAAAATGCCGTCCAATCACGCTCGGTAACACGCTGTATTTCGCAGCGCAGTCTGGAAGAGACGCAGTGGTCTTTGAATATCAGTACGATGACACGTCGGTGTCAAACGTCGCTCAAGACATCACGCTACACGCACTGGGCTACGTTCCCGCACCAATCATCCGCATGACGGGCGATCCGACAAACGACATGATCTTTGTACTCAGTGAGAGTGAGCCAAACGCAATCTTCTGCTACAAAATGTATCTAGACGGGAACACCAAAGCGCAATCAGCTTGGACTAAATGGACGTTTGGAACTGGCACTATAGTCAAATTCATACAGATCATTAACGGTGAACTGTTTGTGGTCATGACGCGCAACGGCGAGACTGTGTTTGAGAAAATCTTTCTGCGCTACGAGTTGTCTAACGAGAAACATCCGTATCAGATCAGCATGGATCGTCAGGTGTCACTGACGGGAAACTATGCCGCCGGTACGGGCCTGACTACTTGGACCACACCGTATCCACACCAATCAGCCGCGACCGTTGTGTTGTCTACCGATTTTGCAACAGGCCTTGTTGGCGAAGTTCTAAACGTCTCGTACCCGACTACCACGACGATCACAGCGGTTGGAGACTTTAGCAGCGGGGCAGCTATCGTTGGGACCACGTTTACCTCTCGCGTAGTTCTTTCGAAGCTGTACCCGCGTGAACCTCAGAATCAAACGACCATTACGACCGGTCGCTTTCAGCTAAAAAACATGAAGTTCAACTTCAAGGACACGGGTCATTTCAAGGTGCAAGTGACGCCAGAACGTCGAACCGCGAAAACTTACAAGTTCAATGGACGTCTCGTAGGCTCTGAGATTAACTTAATTGGCACAGCGGCTATCGAACCACTTGGATCATACAAGTGTCCCGTGATGTCACGCTCCGACACCGTGGATATTCAGATACTAAATGACACCGAGAAACCCATGAACATTACCAGCGTCGATTACACCGGATTGTTCAACGAAATAACGAGAGCGGGGTAACAATCATGTGCGATCCAATAACGGCGGGTCTGATGGCGGGTCAGATGTTTATGGCGCAGCAAGCACAAGACGCTGCCTATACGCAAGCTAACCAAGCGGCGGCTAGAGCCAACGCGCAGCTACAGCAAGAATACGCAGCAGCACAAGCGCAAACCAAAGCCGAATACGCTGAAACCAACCGACAAATGGCTGACGAACAATCACGCGATTTTGACGAAAAGTCAGACGCCATCCGCGCAGCAAACGAGTCGCTAGGCACAATGAGGGCAACCGAAACAGCTTTGTCCGACGCATCGCTCGGCACGATTCTGTTCGAGGAAGCCTATGGGAATGCTCTGAACTATACGAGACTCGACAAGACCAGCCAGAACGCGCTGTTGGCACTCGAAAGTCAAAAAGAGGCTGCAACGCAAAACTACATTAGTCGCACTACGCTGGCTCAAAATCAGACAACCAACACGCTGGCTGAAACCCATGCGCGGAAGGTCACCGCAAAGTTACAGAAGACGTCCAGTATGCTGTCGATTGGTGCAAATACTTACGGACAACATCAAACACTAAATGCTATCAGAGGGACATAAAATGGCTAGAATGGCTCGGTCTCAGACCAACTATCGTGGAGCCACTGGTGGTCTCGCTGGTGTCAAAACGCAATCGTTTGCTCAAGAAGTTCCCCAGATACAGAGCGAAGGTGCTGGGCTAGACCCGTTTCGTGGTGACCTTACGAATGCCTTTAATCAGTTCTTTGGTTCCGTTTCGCAAACTATTGGTACTTTCCAAGACGCGCACTTCCAGAACCAAAAGATCGAAGCGCAAGAATACGCGGTGGACATGAAGAAACAAGCGACTGTTTCTGCCACTGATTACTACATGGAGAACCCAAAGTCTCGCGACGTAGGCGCAGCGTTAAGTACGACAAGTCCCGAACAGCAAGGCAATAAACATTTCGTTGACACCTTCAAGTCTAGCCTTGGTGCAAACATTGGGTCACGGATGTATTCCGATTTTGCCCTCGCGCAAGCGCAACGTGCGCCTAGCACTTTCGAAGCGAATGCCTCGCAGTATTGGCAAGACAACTACAAAGAAGGCACTGGTGATGCCACAGTAGACATGGCTATGCAGACCGCTTGGGCTTCTAATTATGAGACCCAACGTGTTACCGCCGCGCAAGAAACTGTTAGACGTCAAAAGGCCGCGACTGATTTAGAGTATCGCCGGTCGATCTACAACAAGATGGCCCAGCCTGAGATTACGGCAGCGACGTTTAATTCAATACTGAAAGGTGGTACATCACGGGCTGGGGAAACGACCGGTCAACTCCAAGCCAGAAACTTGGGGATCATGGTGAACGCTGCGATGACCGGACGTATGTCACAGAATGGGATCGCTAAATTCATTGCTCATATGAACTACCAAGCGCAAGACCCAATGGACCCGTCTGCACCTCAGATGCCGTCAATCGCTCAGAAGTTTCCCATCATGAGTGCGAAAGCAGAGACCTCGTTGATGGACGCTGTGCAACGAAACACGACAATGGCGGGACAGCAAGCGTTCTCTCAGATGTCTTCAGATTTCAATACGCAACTTTCGAACACTCAGGACGAGTACGCAAAGCTAGCCCTGATTGGAAACAGAGGGTCTGCCGTAGTTGCAAAGATGCAGAATACTCCAGGGATTTCCATGACGCAGATCGCTGCGTTCAAAAAAGACCTGAACACAGAACGCTCAAAGCTGGCTGAGTATCATTTCAATCAGGTCGCAATGAACAGTGTTGCTAATGGATTGCCACCCGCACCATCCTATGATCCATCCGAAAACAAATCCGCATCCCTTGATTGGCTTAATCGGAATGCACCAATGGGTGTCGATGGCGCGTCAGTAAAAGCTGGGGCATTCTTGAAAAATCACGTTCAGACTTTCGGCGCGGGTAATTTCCCTAAGAATGTACAACAGAAGTTTGCGTCACACCTGACGTCGGGCGATCCAGCACAGCAATCATACGCATTGGAAGCCTTGATGATTGCCGATCCGACCGGCGCAAGTCTAGCCTCATTGCTACCAAAGAACGACTTTGCTGCAAAACTCGGTGCAGAGGCGGCGTTTATCGAAATGCGGAACGGTGCATCCCCACAAGCTGCCGCTGCCAAGACTTTTAATCCAGGTTTTATTGAAGCAATGCAGCAACTAGACGGCAAAGGCATGGGAGAAATCCTAGTGCCTGATGCCGCTAATGAACGTGAACGTGAGCAAACTGTCACTGAACTGTTTAACGAAGACGCAATGGGCGCGATGATACAGCGTCAGCTTTTAAATGAGTGGCGATTTACAGGTTTATGGTCATCAATCAGTGGGATTGACATTGAGACTCAACGTAAACTGAGGGCGGCTGGTAAAGTGTACGTGGCCTATCAGATGTCGCAAGATCGTGACTACAGCACTGAGGATGTCCAACAAGCGGCATTCAACGCTGTGTCAAATCAGATGTGGGTTCAAAATGGCATCGTGAAGTCTGGACGGCAAGCGACCAACACGGCTGGTGGTATCGTGCTGGGCAAAGCGGTTCTCAACACGGCTACCGGAGAAGTCGAGGACACCGTTGCGACCTTGGAGAATGACATATCGAACATTGAAAATGGTGCGTTTTCGATCTTCACTGAAGGTACACTTACAGCGAAACCTATACCTCGACTCGGAGATAACTCACAGATCGTTGTTAACGAAAACGGAATGCCCGTATCACTTCAAGTCGGTCAAGCGATACAAGTAGACAGCCGGTATCACCCGTCCGGTAAAGAGCGTGGCTTTTTGTCTAACTCAGCGAATTGGGAATACAGCCAGACTTTCACAGGTGATCTGGCACTAGATCGTGCAGCCGCCGTGGCAATCTTTGGACCAGGAATTCGTTTAGAGCCAATCTATACTGGATACGGTGGGGATGGGGCGATTGGTGAGTACGAATTGATTGTCATGCCGAGATTTATTGGAACACCTAAATTGACTCAGGCAGACATTGAGCGTCTCGCTCTTACGCCGCGTGAGTATCAACCCACCCGCTATGGCAGTGGTGGTCCCAAGCCGTTCTACTTAGTTAAATAGGAAATTCAAATGGACACCATAGACAACTATTTCACTGAAAATCCTATCGACATCACCACACTTAACGACGTCGGAGACCCGACTAAATACAACAGTCTGCTAAACGAAATGTATCGCGGGGCATATCGCGACGGTGGGTTCGTCAGCCCAACTATTGGTGTCACAGTTGAGGACACGATGCTGGACCTACCACACGGCGAATACGTTGAGATGCTGGAAAACGAGGTGTACTCAAAGATTGGACCATCAGCATTTGACACTGTAGCTAGTGACTACAATCGTGATCGTTTTGATTTCATTACAAGCCACCGCATCTTCAGTCAGAACGTACAAAAAGACGCGATTGGTCGTAATGTAATTGGCTACGAGTTCAATCTGGACAATCCAGAGAACTATGCGCTGGCGGCGGGTGTACTCGGAAAGACCCCCAAGCAGATGCAAGCGTTGATGGACGGCACTGAAGGTATTAGCAGCCGTGACAGCCGTGCGCTGTACGAGGCCCAAGTCGCCCAAGCAGACAAGCTGATCTCTGAGTTGACGGATGGTGCACCACTGCGCGGACCCCAGCGTATGACCTTAACGTCACTGGTGATGCATAACCCTGCGCTACTCGGTCCGAACTTAGTGAAACACATAAAGAACGGCGATGTCAAAAAGGCGATCACTGAGATACGCGACAAGTCCAACGGATCGAAAAACAAATCGTTGGCTCTGCGTCGGAAACAGGAAGCGATGCATTTTGGAGATTATAGTATCAAATCACTCCTAGAGACCGATGATCCAGAACTATTAGCACAGGCGGCAGACCACTTTGGGATGCCCAAGCCACGTAAAGTCACTGCGCCAGAGACCTCTTTGAAACCACAATTGAGACCCAATCAGGGCGCAAAGGTCCAAGGTGGTGGCGTCAAGCGATCATTACGCCCACGACTGAGACCAACGGCAAAGCCGGACAGCGGCTTGCAGAGTTCGTTACGTCCACGTTTGAGACCTGACGATATGCCCGTACCCGCGTCGGCTGGTGGTGTCGCCAGATCGTTACGCCCACAATTGCGGCCCGACAGTGTCGGAACGGAAGCACTTGTGAGTGAGCTAGAGATCGCCTTGGGCGTCGAAAAGCCAACAGCGGTGGACACCGCGATAGACAACAACATCGTGCCTGTTGTCGTACCTGACCAAGACGGTGAAATCACTGTGACGTCTTTGGGTAACACAGACACCATGCGACTTGCGGAAGAACTCGGAGCGGCGATTGAGAACGCTGGGATGTCTACAGAAATGAACGACGCTCTCAAGCAGATCAGCGGATCAATGAATGACAAGCTGGCAGAACTTGACGTCGATATGGACAACGCGATGTTCTTCGACAACACCCGTGATTACATCGCTGCGAGAGACTCCGGTGAACTGGTCGAGGGCGATGAGATCGTGATTGGTACAGACAGTAATCTATCGACCTTCTTGTACACTGAAGGTCGCGACGATCCAAAGAACGCCGTGCCAACGATGGAGCCGGTTAGTGAAGAAGCATTCCTAGACGATACCAATATGACTACCGTTAGTTCACTAGAGAAAGCTGAAAGAGCGTCACGCGCGGCAGCGACACAAGCAGACACAGAGGATCGCCTATCGACGGTACAATCGGTCCTCCAGCGTAACCGTAAAGTCTTAGACAAATCGAACTACACATTTGGCACCATTACTGACACCGCTGAAGAAGACTTTGAGGTCACCATCAGTACATCTGGTGACGTCTACGATTCTGAAGGAACTTTGATGGACGCCTATATCGAAGACGGTACGGTCTTCAATCGGGCCGGTGCAGTGATTGGATCGTTTGTCGAACAAGCCGCTGACCTTGCTGTAACAGGTGCGACGGTCGCAGCGGGTGGTGTCGCATTGGCGACTATCGCCGCGTACAAAGGTGTCAAAGGTATTGCGGAAGGCACTATCAATCTTGCACAAAAAGTCAACCAAATGGGTGGGCTTGCATTCTCGACCCCAGGAAGATTGCTAATTGGTGACATTGTGCAGCCCGATTTTTTCAAAAAGAACGTCATTAAGATTGACGAGAGTTATCTTACGATGGACGAGTTTGAAGTTCTAATGGACATCGCAAGACGTAAGGGTGCTGGTAAAGTAAATTCAAAAACAGACTATAAAGGCGCAGGGTCTATCGACGTGCGTGGCGACAACTCACCAGAACTTTCAAATTTGTCAGGAATGAACGCAGCAAGCCGAATGCAGAAATCGTTTGGTGACGCTATGATTAAGGTCATAGACGGTCATTACTATTTGGTCGATCAGTATGACTTTAATATTTTCGTAGACTATTCGGACACCAATGCCCAAGGCAAAGGCAAAGTGTACAACACGGAAGAGTACGAAAAGAAGTTTGGCGGTTTGGGTGTTGCAAAGGCACTTTCAATAACAATGGGGTCCGACAGAACTCTGTTTGATAAAATACACAATCTTGCATTCATTATGGGGTCGCGGGACTACGAGGGTACAAACAAAGATGTCGGACGTCAGGTCCGCATTAAGCTTGGACCCGTCGATAAACGTGTCGCGTCTAATTAGTCCAGCAAATCGAGATAAACAGGAGCCGACATGGCTGAAGAACAAACGGTCCAACAGACCACGACTCAGACAAACGTCGATACGGTCCAATCGATCCCCCGCCGGTACTCTACAGACAACGTAGAAGGTCTCGGCGTCATAGGCACAGCCGGTGAAATGTGGATGCAAGAAACGTGGATTGGCTCCACGATCCGCTACGGGTTCGACCGAGGCCGTGACGCCAACACTTTTGACTACCGGCCTGACAACAACTTTAATGTCTACGCGCACTGGACCGCGAACCGCGACAAAGACAACGACATGGAAGCTTTTGTCAAAGACGGTCAGTTTGACATGGTCTACTCGCAGCAACAATACGAGGCCCGTGTGGCATCGTTCCGCGCACAAGTTGCAGACCGTGCGAAGCTACAAAACGGCAGCGGCTTTGGAATGCTGGTCGGAGGCATTGGGTCCATTGTTGATATCTCCACGCTAATACCTGGGGTCAACATTGCGAAGCGTCTAGGGACCGCAAGTAAAGTCGGCAAGCTAATGAACAGTAAGCCAGCTAAGTGGGCGACCGCTGGTGCACAATTCAGCGTCGTGCAAGAAGCCGGTCTGCACTTGATGAACGACGTGCGGACCATCGAAGAAAGCGTATTGAACACTGCGTTGTCTTCCGGTCTCGGCGGTGGTCTTGGGCTATTCGTGTCGGCTCGACGTGGTGACAGCTTTCTGAACCCATCGAACCCGAATTATGTCTTTAGGCCTGACAGTAAAGTCAGCATGGGCGTCCGTGGACTAGGCGAGTCACTGTCAGAAAGTGTCGTACTCAAGCGTGTCACCCGCGACGGCAAACAGGTGTACGAG